TCTTACAAGCTTTGGAGGAAAAGAAAGATGTGAATCTCATTGGACAGTTTGGTGTCGGTTTTTATTCTGCGTTTTTGGTTGCTGATCGTGTTGTGGTGAGAACAAGGAAGGCCGGTGAAGATCAACAATATGTTTGGGAATCAGAGGGACAAGCAAATTTCACACTAGAAGAAGATAATGCACATGACCATGTACTAACTAGAGGTACATCGATTGAACTATATCTCCGCGAAGATGATTTATCATACGGAGAAGAAAGCAAGATCAAGCAAATTGTCAAGACTCATTCTCAATTTATCTCATTCCCTATTCAGTTGCATATGGAAAAGACTAGGGAAGTTGAAGTAGATGATGATGATGATGTAGAAAATGAAGTTGATTCAGATGACGATAAGCCTCAAATTGAAGTGGAAGACGAGAAAAAGGAAAAGCCTAAGACCAAGATAACTGAAACCTACACCGAATGGGATACACTCAACTCTGTCAAACCTATTTGGTTAAGAAAGTCTTCTGATATTGAATCAGAAGAGTATAAATCATTTTATAAATCTTTTTCTCAATCTGGAACTGATTTCATTACACTTTCTCATTTCGAAGTGGAGGGTCAGGTGAATGTAAATGGATTGTTGTTTGTTCCAGATAAAGCACCAGATGACATATTTACCAAAAACGCAAAACAAGAACTCAAGTTGTATGTAAAGAGGGTATTTATCACTGACAAATTTGATAATATTCTTCCAGACTATTTGCGATTCGTGAAAGGTGTGATTGATTCCGATGATTTACCATTAACTGTATCCCGTGAAATGTTACAACAAAATCGCGCAGTCAAATCTGTGAAAAATGCAGTAATCAAACAAAGTATTAAAATGTTAGAGAATCTCACCAAAGACGAAGAACGATATGCTACTTTTTACAAAGAATTCTCTAAGAATTTGAAATTGGGTGTACATGAAGACGACAAGAACCAATCAAAACTCATTGAATTGTTGCGATATGAAACATCTTTGTCTGAAGGCGCACAGATTAGTTTGGCTTCGTATGTAGAAAACATGAAAGAAAATCAACCTGGTATCTATTATCTGACAGGTGAATCGATAGAACATGTGAAATCTTCCCCATTCCTGCAAAAAGTACATAACAAGGGTTTCGAAGTATTGTTCTTGACAGAAGCAATTGATGAATATGTAGTGAACAAGGTAACAGAATACAAGGATAAGAAAATGTTGTGTATCAGCAAGGAAGGTGTAGATTTAGGAGACGAAGAAAACGAAAAGAAACAATTGGAGCATGCCAAGGATGTATACAAGTCTTTGTGCGAAAAAATGGCAGATTATATCAAACCAGATATTCAACGGGTTGTTGTCTCTGATCGCATTGTCGACTCGCCTTGTTGTTTAGTTTCTGCTAATTTTGGTATGACTGCCAATATGGAAAGAATCATGAAAGCACAGGCCTTGGGAAAACAAGATTCGATGATGGATTTCATGAGGAAGAACAGAATTCTAGAAATTAATCCTAACCATCCTATGATTCAGAGTTTAGCGGTTCGTCTTGAAAACGATGAAGATATTCGTGATTCTACTTTGTTATTGTACGAGAGTGCTTCGCTTGATTCTGGTTTTGTACTCAGTGACCCATCTAAATTCGCTGAAAGAATCTACTCTTATCTGGAAAAGCAACTCACATCTGGAGTCAGTTTGGAAGAATTCCAAACAAAACTGGAATCTTCGAAATTGGAAAGTGTAGAAGAAGAAGACGAAGAAGAGGTTGAAATCAACAAAAGTACAACTGCAACCACAGAAACCCCAGAATTAAACAAACAAGAAATGAAACGAGAAGTTTCAAATGAATTAGAAGAACAGTCTCAGGAAAAGGCCGATGTAAAAACCGAAGCAGAACCCGACGCAACCACTACAACTGAAGAAGAAGTAATCGATATTGAAGTATCTGAACACACTGAATAAACAACCCGTATATGCAACATGTCAATAATCATAATACATCATAAATTGTCAAGTTTTGAATTAATTTAAATTAAATTTTCTATATCTAAGATATGTCTATCTATCTAGTCTTTTCATATTTTGTACTTTTATATAAAATATGAAATTCAATTACTTTTTGATGATAAATAAATAATAAGAGTATATTTTATGAAAACAGAACCAAAGACCAAACGAAAATCACACAAATTAAAAAGTATACCTCCTAAAAACAATACAAAAAAATGTCGATTCTCTCAAAATACAATTCTGTATACAAATAAATCTGATGTATTCCGTAAATTACGAGAGAAACGATATTGGTATAAATATGTAATTAAAATGACAAACAATATTAGTCGATATCAAAATTTACAGAATGAAATTGCGACAAAACAAGGATCAGAACAGTTGCGACCTATGATACATTTTCAAGCACACAATATGTTCAATGATAAAGATCACCTTCATGTGGAACCTGTTTTTTTGTTGGGTGGTATGGGACCATTGGCTGATGCATCTATTGTGTCCAATGTGTTGAAACGACTGAAAATGAAAAAAATAAGTTACGATATTCATTTGTTTTCTTTACCTCCACCACGCAATCTATTTGCTGTATCTAAGATGCTTACATATAATAAGTATTTGAAAAACATAAAGCAATGTTTGAAAATACACAGTAGAAAAAATACATGTATGTTCTTACTCAGTAATACAGCTCATCTAAATCGAAACATACTGGCTTCTTTGAATACACACACGTTCAATCTTATTCCTTCTATTGTTCAAAGAATAAAATCAAATACTGGATCGAATTCAAAGAATCATTATTTGATACTTTCAACCACCAAAAGCAATTCTAATGAGCTATATGAATTATGGTTTAAAAAAAATGAGATGTTATCATTGGACACACACCAGCAAGCTACGGTTCAAAGTAGTATTCAATTACTAAAAGAGAACAAATATGATTATCAAAACGATGTCCTTTTACATACGATTCAAGAAATTGCTAAATCAAAATTGCATTCCTCGTTTCAGCTCATATTGGCATGCACGGAATTATCTTTGTGGTGCAAAAAAACAAATATATCTCCAATAAAATCACTTAATATACACGATACAGCAGATATAATGAGTGATATTATTGTAGACTATATTTGCCATCCTACAAAATCTAATTTAATTCGTACTTGCAATGAATAAATTATATGTATGCAGTATAATATAGAATTATGTCTATCTCGAAAACAGAAACATATTATCTTCATAGCAGATATGCGAATTCGTATAATATCCAAACAAAAACATTTACTTTTCAATTAAATGAACCTATTCTGAATGCCGTTTCTCTCAAATTAAAACAATTTTATCTGAAATTTATAGATAATGATTTGTTTGAAGATGTGTATGACAACAATGGATACAGAACATATGATGTAAGTACAAATAAAATTAATCTACTTTATACTTCTGGTTCAAAAGATTTCAAAAGCAACGATATTTCATTAAATGATGTTTCAGATAATAAAATAAAATTGTCCAATATAGATAAACATAATGTGGTATTTACTAATAAAAACAACGATATATCCAAAGCATTAGGGTATAAAAATTATTCGTATATTGCAAATGATGAAATAATTGCTGAGGGTTACATCGCAAAGTCGTTGTATCAAAATAAAAAAATAAAGGATAACATATTAAAACATGTAAACCTCAACAATGAAAAAGCCGTATATGATGATATGTATAATATTTACATTTCTCTCAATGATTATTGCCATACTCTAAATCCCAAACAAATTCATATGAATACAAATGATGTATCAAAATATATTATAGACAAAGCACAATCAACCACTGACATTAGTAATAATGTAATCAAATATACGCTAGACGAAAATAGTGAGAGAAACACACGATATTATGATAAGGTCTCTAATCTACGATCTTTACAAGTACAATTATTACATGAAACCGGTACGCCATTAAATTTAGATAATCACGAATTCAATTTTACTATAGAAGTTGAATTCTTATAAGTCTGATTACGATATTACTCTTATTCTGCTTTATTTTTATAGCATTTCTTTTGTTTCACTTTAATTTGAATTTTATTGTTGCGTTTTAATTTTTTGTGTTCACGAATTTCACTATCAGACGAAGGTGCATCATAATCCTGCATGTTGCTGTCCAGTATCTTTTTTCTTTTTTCATTTGTTTTTTTTTCTGGTGATATATTTTCCGGTTCATACTGATGTTCTTCATATTCATCTGCTGCATCTGCTGCATCTTCATCATCCGTAGTGGTAAAATGAACATTATGCGTATACTTTTCAGACTGCAATTTCTTCGCAATCTTGTCGTGTTCTCGAATAGAGGTATTTATGCTTGTAACTTGTCTAGCATAAAACTGTTTCACTCGTCGTAAATTTCGAAGCAGATCTTGAACTTCACCCAAAGTCATATTAACATGTTTTGAACTCATTGAAATAAGCAATTGTGTGGTTCTTTATCAAACACATAAAGTATTTCAATTTTTTTTATGGTAAAAAACATTCGCTTTAATGTAATTCTATAGAATGTAATATGTGAATATAGTTAGTGAGATTTATGCAAATGATACAATGAATGAATGAAATGTCCAAAATTGAAATGAAATGTGAATAGAACAACCTCAAAACTCAAAAATGAATATCGATTTTGCAAAGCAAAAAGAGGAATACTACAAAGCTATATTATCAGGAGTATATATAGACCCTGACTATCAAAGTAAAAAAGTAGCTTGCAAGGTATGTAAAGACGATTTTTACTACATAAACAGTAAAGAAGAACTGTTGAAATTAATCGAAGAAACATTAAAAGATAATGAAAATTTTCCAATTGAAATGATTAAGCTAATGACAAGATTTTATTATCCAGGTGCGGATTCAATATATTTTCATGAGAAGGAAGGTATATGTTCTTGTTGTTATGCGAATAAACCAAAAGATTCATTTCGAAAAATGATAAAAACGCTTTTTAAGATGTAATGTAAATCAATAAATTATGACTAATAAATATTGTTAGGATAATCCTGTCCAATATTTATTTATATTTTTGTTTTTCTCCCATTCTTGATGTAGCTTTTCGGATTCTTCGATGAATTTTTTTATACGAATATCTTGCTTTTCCTGGTGTGCGTACACATAGTATGTACTTAAAGGGTATCGATTGATAATTTGTTTATGTTGAATAATTTGAGTACCCAATTCATGTAGTCGTTGATATCTTTGTACAATACGAATGAATTTATCCATGTCTCTTCTATTCATCTATTAAGATATATCATATTTAAATCTATTTTTTATTAATTTTAATCCAATTTAATTGTATATGCAGCAGCTCAAATTTAGAGATTATATGTATGTTCTACGATATTACGATGAATCTATTCCAATGACTCGAAAAAAAACTATTAATAAGAGAGAAACAAAGCAAAAAGCTCTTAAAATACTAAAACGCAAACTATGTTCATGCAAAAAAAAACTTCAAGAAAAAAATGTGCAAAAAAATCGTTCCATTGCGATTTGTACTAAGAGTGTTTTGAATGACAAAGGATTTTCACCTACACAACCTAATGTCACCTGCAAAAAAACCAGAAAACAAAAATTACTCGCTTTGCGTAAAAACAATTTATACACCAGAAAAAAAAGTGTACGAGCAACTCGTAAAAAGACAAAAGGTTGATCACAATCTCCAATACATTGTTCTTTCTATATACAGTGTCTTTGCGATGATGTAGTATATTATGATCGATATTGGTATAGTACAGTCATACCATACATGACCTCCTATATAAATCAATACTGAATCACACGTATACGCTTCCAACCATCCAACAATTCCAATCGGTACATTCACAATACATGCTTTAAGTGTATAGAAACAGTCCTTATCTTCTTTCTTTAGACTCAAATCGTTTGCGGATGCTAGTAATAACAATATCGTTTGCACATAGGTAAATCCAAATCGTATGGGAACGTAAAGATGAAAAAACGAAATCCCTGTACTTATAGAGACATGCTCTTTCCACGACAATTTAGAAAAAATTGCTCGTACAAACCCATACCAGAATAGAATTAACCATACTATGTTTGATATGCTTATACGCTTATGATTTTCGATGGTGATTGTAGACACATATCCGATGATGAAATGTGCTATTCCATGCCCAAAATGTGCCATAATGTTCAAATTAACGGGTTCCATGATTGTTGCTGGTAACTTATTTCGAATACCATCTACTTTACACCTGTAAAGTAGATAGCAAAAGAAAACATCGATATAAAAGCATATTGCATGGGATGACCACCACACTGAATGCTTATTGGTGATACAAAATCCGTCAACAAGTACATTTGAAGATATAAGTTTGTTTCCATACTCGTTTCTCTCGTTGTACAAAAATGTTTCATAAGAAATTGTAGATAGAAGTATAACACCAGCATAAATAAGTGCATTTATGATAACAAGAATATTTGCAATGTCTCCTATTATCATATTATCATTTTAAAGTACACAATATTGTTTATGTAGATTTATCAATTTGTTTTGGGTTGCGTATGGAGTAACACTAACTATCTAACGATTATGTTATATATTTTTTTTCTTGTTGTTCCTTTTTCTCCTTACTTTTCTGGTTTTTCGGTATGCATACTTTTTAGCCTTACCTCCTTTCGTTTTCATTGTTTGTAACTTTTTCTTTAAATTTGCATTTTTAGAATAATACGATTGAATACTTGCATTTATTAGTTCTAATTCTAGTAGCGCATCTTCTACATCATTTTCAGTCAAATCGTCATTGTTTTCAAGTCGATTTACAATATTATATGCTTCCAATAGATCTGTGTTGTATTCTTTCAATCCCTGGTGAGCTTCTTTTAAAATATTCTTCAGTAACGCATTGTCTTCAAACTGTATTTTTTCTGTCCAACGGTTTCCTAATTTATTAGCAGTTTTCAACGATTTATTCAATTTCAGTTTCAATGAAGGATTTACTTTTCTTGTTTTGCGACTAACGGATAGACTCATATACTATATTAAACTATAATTTATTTGTAAGAATGAAACTTTTCGAATTCTTTGTAGATTGCATCATTCCATGCTTTTTTATATTCAAAGTATTCATGCGGATGCAGTTTTCCGGTTTGTCTTTTTTGAACCATATCTTCAAATTTATATTTTTTATTGATAGCATTCATTTCTTTTACCAGAAATGTATACTGTCCTCGAATAAATTGCCGGAGCTGTGTTGGATCTGTTCCTAATATATTTTGGCTTTCTTGAATTAACTTATTTCCTGGTTCTTTTGGAAATTTTAGACGCATATCTACATAGAAATAACTCCACGCACAGCAAAATCCAGGTGGATCACTTATAACAACGTTGTTGTATCTTCCCTTTTCATCTTTTGCCAATTCTTCATAATACTGATAACCATTTTGGTATCTTGGACAGAGTAAATAAG